GTCCAGTACCACGATCTCTACGTATCTTCATAAGATTACGTCGATACTCACGCTTTGCTGGTGTACTGTTAATCTTTGTATTGTCACGTCTATGTTTCTCACGTGACTTCTTATTCTTCCGATAGAACTTAGCTGTTTTACCGGGATTCTTGCTAAGTTTAGGTCCGGGTCTTCCCATACATTCTGCTCTTTACTAATTCTGGATCTACCTTTGGTATGATAGATGCAAGTTTGTCTAGTGGGCTACCCTCAAGAGCAACACCTGTAATGTCATTAGTTTTAAGCCAATCACATGCTGCCTTCAAGTCTTGAGTCTTTGCTTCTCCACATTTTATCAAACGTAAAAATTCTTGTGTAACAAGGTAGTGAAGCTCGTTAAAACTTTCTTCGTCTGCTTTCTTAGGTATTACTCTTGTTTCTGTCATTCGATATCTAATCCTTTTTTGACTATTTGTAGTGCTCTGTCATCAAGTTCGTTATCTGTAGACTCAACTAGCTTTTCTAGTAAATCAACTACAAACTTCTTAAACTTGTCGCTTTTTAAACTTGTTAGTACAAGTGGTTTAATTAGTGCTAACATTATTTAGTCTCCTTTTTAGATTTAGGTGCTTTCTTTTTAGCAGCTGCTACTTTAGCTTTAGCGTCAGCTTCTCTTGCTGCTATTTGTATTGATAGTGTACTCATTAGAATGATAAAAATTTCTTTTTCTCTGGTTGAGGTGGTAGCAATGATTGTATAGGTACGATGTCCTGACACAGGAAAGCTACCCGTGTATTTGGTCTTATAGTAAAACCTTGACGCTGTAACTCTGCACATTTAAGTGCTCGTACAAGTTCATAATCTAGTTGCATCTTTTCCTCTTGACGCTTGGCAATACGTCTGCATTGCTCAAGACCACGTTTATCTAGAGGAACCATAAAGTTAACTTGAAACCCCCAGTTCTCATTTAACTGATAACTTGATGGGTATAAGTCTCTTGTATCTTCATCCGCTGTATACGGATTTGTATGGTTGCCCATATAAAATGGACTAAATGTCATTGTAGATCCATTACATGAAATGTTTGGACCATAGGTTTGACGAGACGATGCTCCATTGTTTTGGAACTGCACCGCCTGATTCGTCACGTTACCTGTAGCTGCTGCCACAGGATTTGAGCTATTGTTTGTATCTCCTTCTGCAAACGCTGGTCCTACTGTGAGAAGACAGACAGCGATGTAGTAGTAGAGTTTATTGTATAGTTTCTTGTAGTATCCCATTGTTCTACGACGCCAGCAGCTCTAGTTGTAGTTTCTAAAGTCCAAGGATTAGCTGCATTAGTAACAGTAAATGTTGTACCGCTACCAGCTATATCTGCTGATGGTGTTATGTTTGTGCCACTCCATGTATTTACGGTAGCACCGAAAACCTGACGTTGCTCGACCTCAGTTATCGTTTGGGTTGTAGTTGTTGTACTATTCATCGACCCTGTAGTAAACTGGGGCGTAACAGTATTAGCTCTTGCAACTGCGGGTGATAACAATGCTAAGAGAAGAATTAGTTTCTTCATGTCTTTGGTTTTTGTTCTTTTTCTTTTTTACCATTACCAGTAGACAAACCAAAAGTGGCAAGTGCACCAGTAAAAATTGAAGCGACGAAAGTGATATCGCCTGCTGTAGCTGACTTTTTAATCATAGGTAACTCAACATAACTTAGGGTAATAATAAACCCTGACCAGATTACAACACCTAGACGCACTGCTGCACCTAGTACTTGCATCTGTTCATCATGGTCGTCTATGTTTTCTTTGAGTTTTGTAAAGATTCCCTTTTTTTCTTCCGGTTTTCTTTCCATTTTTTTATTTTATCTTGTAAAAACTTTTGTATTTTCTTCCTTAGTTTTTCTATAATAGGTTGTGTTATAGTTGTAGCTGCAACAGCTGTTACGGCTGCTATAGCTGTAGGAACTAATACATCACCTGTAGGTAATTTATAAGGTGGGAAAGGTGGAGGTAATGTAGGTGCTGGAGGTTCAGCAGTCTCTACAGGTTTTGTACCCTCTGGTTCTTGTAAATCACTCGGAGGTACAACCAAGGGTACATAACTCGGAACGTCAGCAGTAGGTAATGGTATAGATATTGTTTCTATATCTTTTACTGGTGGGATTACTATGCTGGGTATTTCCATTATTTAGCTTCTAAAGCTGCAACTTTAGTTTCTAATGTTGTAACCATAGTTGATAATTCTTTAACTGCGTTAATAAGTAAAGGTGTAAGTTGACCGTAATCTAAGCCATAAGCACTTGCCCAACCGTTTTCATTTGGTGTATCTTCATCAGGATGAAACTTTACAACTTCTGGAATAATATCTTTACATTCTTGAGCTATGAGTCCAAACTGTTTTTGAGTGCCTTTGTTTGGATCTAATTCACCTTGGCGGTTAATAATGTTGAATTTTTTACCAGTTAATTGTTTAACAGTATCTAATGCTCCAGTGATTTCTTCAATGTTAGTTTTACGTCTTTGATCTGAACCTGATTGAAAATTACCATCAGTTCTAAAATCAATACTAAAGTCACCGCCAGAACCATATCCTACTGATGCTCCACTTATACCATGAACTCTAAATTCACTTTGAACTCCGTAAGTTGTGCTAGGAGAAATACTAATACTTGGATAATCAGACCATAATCTATCAAGTCTACCTTGCCAAGGGTCTAAGGAAAAAGCTGTATCTCCAACAAGTTTGATTCCAGTCGACGTGGTTTCAAACATTTTGATATTATTATGATAAAGCTCTGCTGCTCCATTTGCTATAAAAGCTGCAC